CATTTTCAAATACTTTAACATCTTGTTTAAATAATTCTTCTGCCTCATCTTGAGTGATAACATCATCAGGTCTTACGTTATTTGTATGTCCGTAACCTATTGTCCATACTCCTCTAGGACATTTATACGCTTTTAACCGACAGCCCTCATATTTTTTTATTAATTTTGTGCCATTTTCTGATAATTTCATAATTATATACCCCCCAAGTTATATTTATTAAACAAGTAATACATTAAATCTAATGGTGTTGCTTTGTTTGCATTTATGTCATAATAAAATCCCTGCTGATTATATGCGTAAATGTAATTTTCTGAACAATGCATTCCGTGAAGAAACGTTATATATTTAAAAATGCTTTGAACCGCAGAAACAAGACCATATAATAATCCTACACGTTCACGCATATATTTATTATATTTTTCTAAATCAAGATTTTCACGTCTTAATATTAAAACGTAATCATCTTTTGTGTTTTTTAAATATTCTATCAATTTCTGTTTGGTTGATTTTGGAGGTTTTATATCTAATAAATAAAGTTCATTGTCCTCTTTATAAACAGATGCAATGTGCGACGGTATAAAATTAATTAAATCCTCACACAATTTTGATGTTTTTAGATATTTTTTTCTACAAAAACTGCTTACTATTTTACTTACAAGACTTTTATCATTTTTTACAAATATTGCTGCACCTTGCAAACTGTTGAAATAACAGCTTACAAATAAATCTATATTTAATTCTTTTAAAGTTTTTTTTGTGTAATATAGCATTGTATCAACCTTTCTATAATTTGATTACCAATAAAATTAATTTTATTCGTTTCGATAAAATAACAAATATATTATTTTTTTGTTCTGACTTTTCTAATTTATATTTGATTTTATTTGCTTCTTTGGCAATTTCTTCCGGAGTTTTTAAGTTAATTTTCATTATTAGCAGTTTTAAATATTGTGTCTAACTGTTCAGATGTTATTCCGAAAATGAAATGTTTAAATGATTGTTTATATTGTTAAATGCTGTTTTTGCGTTATTTTCAAAAGTTTCAACCCAAGTTTTTGAAATTAATTCTTCAACGGTTGCATTTTCAAGCGTTGCCAAATATTGACCCTCGACCTTGAAACAATCATCAATCATTTGACGTCCGAATGAACTTATCCCGAACAACTGTGCTTTTGTTACTATTTGCATAATGGGGACACCATCTTTTGTCCAAAATTTCCAATGTGAAACGTCGCCGTCTGCCATTGAACCCAAAGTCGCGACAACATTTGTTCTTGCAGTTTCGTTTGTTTCAAATATGTATAAATCATTTATGATAATACCACCGTAGGCTTTTTCTGCTTTAAGTTCATAAAGTTTTTGTATTAATGCTTTTTTAGTTTCGTTTGCGATTATTTGATTATATTCTAAATCTGATATTTTTTGAAAATCAAAATTTTCGTCAAGATAATATTGTCTTGAATCAGCATTGAAAATTTCGCCGTCATAATATACTATATATCCGCCCGACAATAATTGTTGATGTTGTTCAATAGAAACTTCGATTTTGACTAACGCAGTATTAAGTCGTTCGTCACTGGGGGATAAGAAACCCCAATAAATCGAATTATTCTTGTTTAGCATTTTGCAAAAATACATTTTTTCGGGTGTATTAATAAAACTAATATTCATTTCAATTACTCCTTTTTTGATTACAAATTTAGTTTATTTTACTCATACACTATTGCGATAAGATTTAAGCGAGATACGGTTCTTGCAGAATTTGATACATTGTTTAATCGAACTTCGATTGTTGAGTCTGTTGCTCTTACCGTTGTACAAAATACTGAATTTGAATTGGTAATTGCAACATAATTTAAAACCGTCGAGTCAATTATTATAGGCAAGTTTAAAACTTTTGTAATGCTTGAATTTGCGGGAACGCTAATAGTATCAAAAGTACCATTTAAAAAAATAAAAATAATTTTACTAATTACGTTGTTTTCTTTCCAACTAAATTTCGCATAACCGCTTGGCTGCAAAAGTGCCTCTACTTCAACCTTTTTATCTAATATTGCTTGACCTAATGCAGATAGATTACTTAAGTCTTTATTGGTAAATAAATCAGGTATATTTGCTTGTGGAATTTTACACAATTCGTCAAGTCCGCAATAACCGTTTGCTTGTCCTTTTTGGTTCAAATTTTGGAAATTATTATTAACAAAATCTTTGCTTGCTGTTTCGATATTTGTATCTGCTAAAACAATTACCGTACTGCTTTGTCCGACATCAATTTGAATACCTATGGTCAATTGCTGAACTAAATTATCTGATTGAATGTAGGTTTCTTGTTCCATTTGTGCTATTTCAATCAAATTATCGTTTTCATCCACCAAACCTATTTCACGAATTATATAGTAATCAATATCTTGCGGTATTTGTACTAGAAAAGTATAACGTGTTGGTGAATTTACAATTCTTTCAGTTATTAAAAGTTTATTTCTTTGATTTACAAGTGCTGTTTGCTCTGGACTAGGTTCATAACTTTCACCGTTTGCATCACCTATAACAATATATTTAACTGCTAACTCACCACTATCAAAAGCGGCTGCTGTTATTAGTTCTTGTCCTTTATTTGTTATTACTTTTTTAAATTCTGCCATAATTTTATCCTTATACAATTATTTTTTTTGAAATTAATGTTATCGGAGTTACAAAAACATCTGTTTTTATTACGTTCTGTAATTCTGTAATATCTAATTTTGCACGTAATTGTTTAAATTCTTCTATTTTTTTACGTATTATATTTATAATTTCTTCGGTTACAGAAATACCGTCAAATGAAAATTTTAGTTTAAAATGATGCGGTATTCCGTTATATTCGTACCAAGACAAATATTTTGTATCGACATTTTCAATATTTAGGCAATCTTTTATTGCTTTGACAGTTCCTTTTATTCGATGCAAAGGTATTGCATTTTTTATTAAATTAATTTTTTCTTCTCGTGTTTTACAGTCGTTCCAACCCTCGCTTGTAACGTGAAATTGTTTTGCTAATTCTGCTAAAACACTATCGCTTAATGTGTTGGGAATACAAGTCATTATTTTTGCAAAATCAAAGTTAAAACTTTCATTTAAGCAATTTTCTAAAGCCAGATTGCTTTCATCTTGAAGTATTTGAGGTAATAAAGAATTATGCATACGCTCTCACCTCTTTTCTTCTTTGCACTTCTAAAAGCATTGTATATATTTCGTTTTTATGTTTTTTTAGCATTTCTAAAAATTCTGATTTTGTTTTTTCATTAAATGCACCTGATAAATTTATTACCGGTGAATAATTCAATGAAACACTTGTATTATTTGTCTTATTTTGTTTTATTTTTCTCCATTGTTCTGCATCGCTTGCTGTTAATATTGCCTCTTTTTTGTGAACTTTTGCAATATATCCGTCATAAGGTACATTATCTAATCCGTTTGCGTGTGAACCGTCAACCTTTGTATTTTCAGATTTTCCGCCACTAGGAAATAATTTTAAACGTCCACCAAGTGTAATAAGATTTTTTAACCATTTTGCAGCTTCGACCATTTTTGTTATACCCCAAGCAATGCCGTTACCAAATTTTATACCCCAGTCTTTAGCTTCTTTACCGTCAGTTTGAATAGGAGTAAAAAATGCTTTAATCCAATTTATTGCAGGTTTTATTGCATTACCGATAGCAATAAATGTTGGTTGCAGCGGTGCAAGACCTTGTTTTATACCTGTAAACATACCTTTAAAAAATGCCGAAATCGGCTGCCAATACTTGTAAATCATAAAAGCTCCGACTGCAAACGCACCTACAACCAAACCAACAGGATTTAAAGACATTGTAATATTTAATGTTTTTATTGCATTTATTGCTTTTTTACAATTAGGAATAAAATTAATAAATCCGTTTTTTATACTATTAAAACCATTTTTTATAGCATTAAAAGCCATATCCGGTGCAGCCATAAAGAAATCAATCATTGCATCACAACCTCGATTTACAGCACTTGCAGCACCTAAAACAGCATTTGGGATACCTTTAAAACCGTTTATAACTCCGTCAATGCCTTTTCTTAAATCAAATTGAATATTGTTCATTTTTATACCGCTTGCCCACATATAAACACTTGATTCACGATAAACACTTAACATTTCTTTAAAGCCTTTTATAGATTTACCAATTAAGAATGATGTTGTGCCTAAACCTGTTAATATTACACCTGTGCCTAATGTTGCTATTGCTATTGCAGATTTTAAACCTTGCGGAACTTTGTCTATAATATTTGATAATGCAGTCAACCCTTTTGTAGCACCTGTTATTACAGGAAGTAAGCCATTGCCAAATTCAATGCCTATTTTTGCGGAGGCATTTTTTAAGGTTTGTATGGCACTGTTCATAGTTGCTGCTTGTTTCATAAATGCTTCATCAACGGCATTTGTACCGTCCCGCATTCCTTTTAGTGTGTCTGTATATGCTTTATTTTGTTTTGTACAAAGACCAACAACAGCATTATATGCTTCTGTCGAACCAAACAATTGTAAAATCATTGCATCATTGCCTTTTACCGCACTTGTTATGCGTGAAAATGCTCCAACCATTCCGCCTGATTTTTGGATTAAATCTTTAAAGTTTTTTGCTCCCAATTGAGTTAAAACTTTTCTTGATTCTTTGCTTTCTCTTGTCATTCCCGAAATAGCTGCTTTAATTTGTGTATGTGCCTGTGCTGCCGGTTGTCCTGTCGTTGTTAGTGCTGCAACTGATGCAAGATAATCGTCTAAATCAATGCCTGCTGCTGCGACAGTTCCTGCAACCGCACCAAAACCTTGAGCAATTCCTGAAATTGTTGTTTTACCTGTTTTAACCGTTCTAAAAATTAAATCATAAGTTTTTTCAGCTTTTTCACCCTCTAACTGCCAAGCGTTTATTGAAGATGTTACCAAGTCAACAGCCTCATCCGTTGAACCTAATCCGGCAATACCTAATTGTGCAGATTTTTCCAAAACTTTAAATTGATTTGCTGCATCAATACCCGCAGAACGAATATTATATAATGCGTTTGTTAAATCATTAATTGCGACAGGTGTACGTTTTGCTATATTTAATACAGATTTTCCCATTTCATCAAGTGATTCTGTATTTGTATCAATTAACGTACTTACATTTGTCATTGAACTTTGAAAATCACCTGCCATTTTTGCACCGATACCTGAAACTGCAGTTAAACCTGCACCCCATAATGTCGATTTTTTACCAAAACTTTCAAATTTTTCTGCGGTTCTATCTAAACGTGCCTGTAACTTTTCAAAATCTTTATCGGAAGAACGCACAGCAGATTTAATGACATTTGAAATGCCGTCTTTTGCACTTAATATAAGTTTTAGTCTTAAATCTTCTGCCATTTATCTGTCCTTTATTGTGTGAGTAGTGAGTAGATAATTTCAATTCACCATTCACAACTCACTATTCACTGTGGTAAAATCCTGCTGTCTTGGATTATTCGGGTAAGCACAGCCTTTTTGCTCGTTTTAATTGCTATCGCAATTTTAGTAACTTCGCAATCGGCTGTTTGCTCTTACGAGTTTCGCTATCGCTCACTCTCCCGAAAATCCTGCCAAAATTCTATTGCCTGTTTTATCCAATATTTCAAATCTTGTATTTTCATATTCATAACGGTTTCATAGCTCCAACCTGTTATGTGGCATAAAAATATTATGTCTTTCGTGCTGAAATCAATAACTTTTTTAATTCAATATATTTATCCTCTATTGCTACAACATCTTCTAAAGGTAAATCTAATATGTCCTCTGCCGTAACTTTTTCACCGTTTATTTTGCATAATTCAGCATAAATAAACGCTGCTGTTGCTGCTGTACCCTCTGCCGCCTGTCTTGCTTTTAGCAACAAATGACCGTCAGCCTTTCTTATATCATCAAATTCAACCTTTTTACCTGAAATTGGCAATAGTAAACTATTTTCATCATTTGTTTTATTTTCTTGTTTTTTAGCCATTTCTTAACCCTTTCTTTTTTTATGAGTTGTGAGTTGTGAATAGTGAATGGTGAATAGTGAGTAGTGAGTAGAATTTCAATTCACGATTCACTAAACTAAGCCTAAGTTTTTCTTCATTTTTGCTAATTTATCTACACCGTCAACAATCCAAATGTTGTTAGGAATATCAATTTCACTTAAAACTTTTCCTTTGTATTCAATTTTGCAAGCGTGCGGTATTAATTCAACCGTAAATTCAGCATTTTCTTGTTGTTTTAGTGTTCCTAATGCTGTAATTTTATTTGTAATTGCCTTGATTGTTCCTTTTACAGGCAATTCATCACGCAAAACATTACCGTCAAATATTTTTAAGTTTCCACGAACCGTAATAATATGTTCTTCATCCAAATTAGATAACTTTGTATAAACATTTGCATCAAAACCATTTAATTTAATTGAACTATCGTCTAATTCAACACCAACAGGTAATTTTGTCGTACCGATTGAATCTATTGGCTTACTGTCAACCGTAACATTTGAAATGTCCGGAAATTTAAACTCATTAACCTTACCGAATAATGATGTACCTAAATATAAGTGTGCATTTGATAATATTGTAGCCATTTTGTTTTATCCTTTCTTTTTTGTGTGAGTTGTGTTTTTCGTGAGTTGTGAGTTGTATCTTTTGTGAATCGTGAGTTGTGAGTTGTGAGTGGACAACTTCTATTCACCATTCACTATTCACTATTCACTGCTAATTGCTTAACGCAGTTGTAATATATTTTATGTTTATGAATGAACTAAATCTGATATGTTCTGCTACGCTTGGCGGACAAAAATCGTACTTAAATCTTACAAATCCGTTTGCAATAGTTTCTGCATCATTTAATTGCTCGTCATACCAAACATCACCGTCTAAAATAAGACCTACTTCCGGATTTTTCCAAGTGTTGAATTTTGCTTTAATGCTTTCCAAAACATTATCTATCCACGCTCTTGTAACTTTTCCGCCAACACATTCAAAAGAACCACTTTCAATTGTTTTTTCGATAAAGTTTGCAGTATCAATTACGCTATCAAATGTTTCAATTCCTGTTTCACTAGGATAACCGCAATTTCTTGCACCCCAAATTCTGAATTCACCTTTCCAGTTTATAACGGTTCCGATGCCAACTGCGTTTAATGCATTTGATTCGGTATTTTCTTTATTCAAAATAAATTCAACAGGAAACTCTAAACCCTTAATTGTTCTTGATTTTGTATTATCTATTGATTTTGCAATATCCTGTTCTTTATTAAGCCTTACTCTTATTCCTGCCAAAACAGGCGAAATAGGCTTAATCAAAGTTTCATCCAAAAATTGATTATAGCGTTTTACCCAAGGTAAAGCCATATAAGCGTTTTCGTCAGAACACATCAAATCAACATTTTGGTTATTATTTCTGCCCTGAATAGCAGCATTAACTCTTGTATTTTTTGGTGCATCTAAATATGTTCTTGCTTTTATATCATCTGCAACATTATTTATGGCATCTCTTACAGCAGATTGTGCTGAAAATTCAGGTGCAATAATAATATTTACATCATCACCCCAAATTTGTGTAATATTTGTTATTGCTTTTGCACCTGTTTTATTACCATTTGCATCAACAGTTCCGACAAAGTCCGCAGCAGTTACTTTTGATGTATCTGCATAACTGTAACTGCATACAAGATTTTCGGCATTCTTAAAAGTGTTACTTTTTAATGTAACAGTACAATTATCTGTATTTTCTGTAACATCATAATCTGTACCTTTAATACCTGCAGTTTCATTTGCCATTATTGTTAAATTTGTTAAACCGATATGTGAGATTTCAAATTTATCAGCAGCAGGTGTATGTGTTTCATTTTCAACGGCTGTTTTATGTGTTGTTTCATCAAAAACATTTATCATATAAACAGTTGCACCGTCTGATTCTTGAAAAATCGTATCAATTGCATCATAAATCGTATAATTTCTATAATTATCACCTGCATATTTTGCTAAATCGGTATAATTTCTGATTGGCACAGGTGTATTTAATGTTTTATTTTCCTCTTGTAATACAAATGTCGGTGCTGTACCTAATACACAAATAATATTAGTTTGTGCATCCTGTAATGTTTGTTTTTGTTTTTCTCGTCTTGTGTCTATGCCGTGTAACATTTATTTTTCCCTTTCTTTTTTTGGTGAGTTGTGAATAGTGAATTGTGAATTGAAACTATCTTTTCACTACTCATATTAATTGTGTTATTAATTGTTCTTCCTGCAAAAACTCTAATTTTATCGTTAATCCGCAATATAAATCGGTATTTATTTCTGTTAAAAATTGTTCTTTTACTATTTGTATTTTTCTGCCCAAAATTTCTAATCCCTGCAAAGTATCTTTTAACATTTGCTGTGGTTTATGAGTTTGTTTATATTCTTTTAACCCCCTGTAACCCGATATTATATTAAATCTTATGGTTGAATTTTGACTTATATTCCATAATGTATTTTGGTCTGAATAATCTGTTTGCAAATACTTTACAAGCAGGCATCCTGTCGGACTTGTAAAATTATAGTGTTCAAAATCTGACGGAAAACTTTCAACATCAAATTCTGGGAAAGCTTCTTTTAATGCTTCAATAATTGCATTTTCTATGACTTCATTTGTGCTTGTAACGGTATTATTCATAATCTAAAACCTCTTAATAAATCATCTGAAAAACGTCTATCATCATCTGTTTTATCAGTAATATACATTTTTGGAGATAATTTTGTTTCAGCAGTTGTGTCGGATGTCGCAAATTCCAAAACTTTTGAACCGTTTTGCAAATCTTTTAGCATCTTTAAAGCATCTTCGTAATTTTGCAAATAATTTTTTGGAACATCCTGCGGTCTGCGTGCATAAAGCCGATAAATTACAATATCTGCCGAAATCTGAACTAAAATTTTTGGTATTGACGTCAAAGGCAGGCTGTACTTGTTTCTTAATGATGAATTTATAATATCGTCCGCAATTGTAATATTTTCATTAATACAATTCATATTAATTTCAGTTGCAGGTGAAATGTCATTACTTAAATTAATAAGCACTCGTCTGTCTATTCTCGATAATAAATCATCAATTGTACAATACATTTTAAAATCCTTTTATTTGTATTTCCTCATTGAATAAGGGCAAACACTACCCTTATTCAACTTTTAAAGGAGGAGATTAAAGAAATCCGCTGTCTTGGATTATTCGGGTACGCTTACGCAAAAAATCTTTTAATCAAATATCCGCAGTCAGGGCAGGTGATAATATCTTTGTATTCTTCAACGGATTTATAATATTTCACACCTGCGGCACCCGGTTTTGCATCCAAGAATGTTTGAACATTGTAGTCCTTGTAAACAACTCTTTGACCGAATGTTACACCGCAATCTAAATCGGCAGCAGGGTCAACATAAGCAAGTACCATATCATTACCCCATACATAAGATAAGGCGAGTGCTTGACCTCTTTTGTTTGTGTTTACTTTGCCACCACCGATTAAAATATTTTCAACATCAAAGCATTCTTTTAAAAATTCAACAGGAACTAAACCGTCTTGAATTGCAGAACCTTTATACATTTGAACAACCGATGCGTGAGAACGTAAATAATTTGCACCTGCTCTTGAAATAATCATTGTATTAGGTTTTTTATACATTTTGTCTGCACATTCCTGAACAAATTTTATCGGTTTTGCACCTTGTGAATCGAAATCATTTGCAGCGGTCAATGTTACAGCGTTACCCTCATAATTGTTTACATCACGGAGCATTTGAGCAAGACGAACTTCACCTGCAAGCTTCAAGTGATTTTTTGAAAACATTACACGTTTTGCCTCTTTGTCTTTTTCTTGGGTACTCATTTCCAAATGACGTACAGACAATTTGGTTAAGTGTGCGTAAATACCTGTACCGTTATGTTTTTCTGTATATTTATATTCCGTTTCGTCAGGTTCGCCATATTCGCCAATCTCGGTATCTCCTGTTGCTAAAAATTGTCCTTTATCGTAATAATGGTATTTGAATTCAGGACTATCAACATAAGATTTTGTAAGTAATTCATCAGCAATCAACTCTGACGGCGTGTATGCAATTGCAAGACCTGTTAAAGCCTCGTCTGCTACATAAGGTAATTCTAATTGTGGCATTTTATTTTTCCTTTCTTTTTTATTAGTATTTGATTAAATCGGTAGTCTGTTCCTACCAGTCAACCGTACTTTTCCGAGTTGTCAGCAGTGAAACACTGCAATCGCTTTTTATATTTTTCTTTCCAGCGTTTTATTGTAATTAGCCTGTAATAGTGTCATTACTTTCTTCTTGATTTGTGTTTTCTTCTTCTGTTTCAGTTTCTTTTGTAATTACAAACGGTTGAATATTAACCAAAGTCCATAATTCAGCAGCACTTGTAGCCGTTTCTTCAACTTGACCTATTGAATAACCTAATAAAGTTGATGCTTCAGCATCTGCAAAAACGTCTGCATTAAGATTAATTACACAGCCTTTTGCATTTTCGTCAGCCATTAAAAAATCACCTGCATTAACAGCTCCCGATGTTTTTACTAATGTTCTTCCAAAAAGAACTACATCACCTTTTGCACCTTTTTTGCCTGCAAACATTGTTACTCCGCAAGGTTTATCAAGCGGTGATGTTACTGCTTTAACTTCACCCTCTGCGGAAAATTTTACAATTGTTTTTTCCGCCAAATCTTCACCAAAAGTGTATGTTCTTACTATTTCGTGTGCCATTTTTTATTCCCTTTCTTTTTTTAGTGAGTTGTGTTTTCCGTGAGTTGTGAATTGTGAGTTGTGAATAGAGCTGTTTCAACTCACTACTAACTATTCACTATTCACTATTCACTATTTAACTAATAATGAGTATGCCTCTGCTGTTGTACAGCCTTTTTCTTTTACAATTTTTTGTATTTCTGTTGCATAACTTTTTGCATCGGAAAAATCTTGTTTGTCCTGTGCGTTTTTATTTGTTGCTATATCTTCAAAATTCATCATTTTGAGTTCTGAAATAAAATCTTTTACAACTTCAACACCGGATTTTTCTTCATCCGCAAAGTTAAAAGTTCCTGCCGTATCGCAAGCATTTAGAATATTAACAATGCTTTCTTTGTGCTTTGGTAAAATATTACCGTTTGCAATCGCATTATCTGCAAAATCTTCAAACTCTTTTATTTTTTGTGCTTGTTTTTGTTCGTCAGCCTCTCTTTTTAGTTTTGCAATTTCTTCATCTTTTGCTTTTAATTGCTCTTTTAATTCTTCTGTTTCCAATTTTTCATTCCTTTCTTTTTTTTGTATGTCATCTTCGATACTTATATCCTCATAGTCTGAAAATTCAACTACGGTATCATTTTCTTGACTTTCAAAACAAAATTGTTCTAAACCTTTAACGGCGGGTGCTTGACCGCCTAAAAATGCTAAATGTCTGATGTTTAAATCTTTATCAAGCGAAATTGAACGATTTTTAAACAAGCCTTTGTTTACGGCTGTTTTAAATTCGTCTTGAACATCCTTAAATGTGCAATAAAGACCGTTTCCTATACGTTTAACGTTATCAAGCCAACCATAAGCGGGTGAATTAGTTTGTGGATGTCCGACACAAACAGGTGCGTTTTTATGAACATTCTCAAATTGGTAAACAATTTTGTCCAAATCTTCTGTTGTCCATTCTTTTGTATTACCTTTTGAATCTGTATGTTTTCCTGCTGAAAAAATTTGACATAATTTCATTTTAAAAATCTCCGTAAAAATCTCCGTTAAGTTTGTTCAGTTTAAGATTAACCGATTGTAAACAGAGTTATCTATAAACAAGATTTTAAATTTTATTTAAAAACGCATTAATAATTACTTTTATAGATAATTTAATCTGAATACCGTAGATTTAGGGAATAGTGATTGGTGAGTAAAAATTTATCAACTCACGATTCACAACTCACAATTCACTAAAAAAGAAAGAGGTTTTATGATTACAGAATTATTATCATCCCCATTGGTTAAAGAATGCGGTGTTTGTGCGTTAATGTTTTACGCATTTTATCTTGTTTTACAGTTCAACAAAAGCAGTATTGAGGCTTTAATCAAACAGCAGTCAGATTTTATGAACAAAATATTTGAGCTTTATAACAAACTCATTGAATCAAACATTTTTAATTCTTCAATGTTGCAAAAAATCCACGACAATATCGTAAATAATCAATGGTGTCCGTATATTAAACGTATTAATGCTAAAGACAGCAAAGAGGAGGTTAAAAAATGATTAATCCTGCAATTATGCAATTGAGAATTGAACTTGAACAGACAAAAAAAGAATTTCAAGAAAATGAATTAAAATTAAAAAGACTTTTTTACGAACTACAAAATCTTATAAACCCATTTTATAAGTCAATTCAAGAAATTAAAGCTGAAGAAATTGAACAAAGTGCGGATGAATTGCTTACATTAAAAGCAGCTCTTTTACAGCTACAAACAAAAATTAATGATATTAAAGCACAATTAGGTGAATAAAAATGGGTAAATTTGAAGATTACGGATTATTGGCTGAAAAATATTATGTTGAAGAACAATTGCCGATTTCATCAATAGCAAAAAAATTAAATTTAACTGACAAAACACTTCACGAATGGAAGAAAAAAGGTGATTGGGATAGCAAAAGAAAAGACTTTTTGACTTCACAGTTTACCTGTTCGGCAGCACTTCAAGAACTTGTTATTCACCTTGTTAAAGATGCAAACGCAAAAATTAAAGCCGGAGAAATACCGGAAGCTGCAACTTTAAATTTTATCGGAAAAATGGCTGAAAAATTGCCAAAATTAAAAGCATTTGATGAAATGGTTATCAATGAAAAAATGACAGAAACCGCCAATAATGAAGAAAATTCAAGCGATAAAGAAACTCAAATTGCAGAATTAATCAACAAAAAATTAATGGGGCTTTAATAATGACAAAGCAAGCGGTAATAGATAATGAAAATATGCAAGATTTTTGGTTACAATACCAAAAAGATTGGCTTGCTGATGATTCATTAATAAAATTTTGGGAAAAATCACGCCGTATTGGTGCTACTTATGTACAAAGTTATGAAGATGTAAGAGATTGCGTAACAAAAAGGTATTTTAAAAAAGGCAGACCGCTAAAAGTTTGGTTTACATCTGCTGATTTATCGGCTGCAAAAGAATACATTGACTATTGCAAAGAATGGGCAACATTTTACAATTCTATTGCAAAAGATTTAGGTGAAGTGATTATTGATGAAGAAAAGGACATCAAGGCTTTTTGTCTTGAATTTTCAAACGGTGCAAAGATATTTGCTTTATCTTCTAACCCTTCACAATTCAGGTCAAAAGGCGGTAAAGTTGTAATTGATGAGTACGCATTTCATAAGGACCAAAAAGGATTATGGAAAGCAGCTTTTGCATCTGCAAATATGTGGCAATATCCGATAAGGGTTTTAAGCACTCATAACGGACAATTAAGTAATTTTTACAAAATAATAAAATTAATAAAATTAGGCAAATTAAATTATTCATTGCATACAACACCAATACAAAAAGCAGTTAATGAGGGTTTAGCGGATAAAATTCAAGGTAAAAAATTAAGCTCTCCGGAGAGAAAGAAATTTTTGGAAGATTTAAGACGTGATGCAGGGGATGAAATAACTTGGCAAGAAGAATTCTGTTGTATTCCTGTCGATGAGGCAACAGCATTTTTAACTTATGAAATGATTGAAAACTGTAAGGAAAATTATGTTTTAAAATCATTTGAAGAACTTGAAAACTTGGGAGATTTGTATATTGGTTATGATATTGCACGTCATAAGCACTTATCAGTAATAACGGTGTGGGAAAAACAAGGTGATATAAGATTTTTACGTTACGTTGTCAAAATGCACAATGTAAAATTTAAAGACCAAAAACAGACTTTATACAGTTTTTTGAGATTAAAAAATGTTCGCAGGTGCTGTATCGATAGAACAGGTATAGGCGAAAATCTTGCGGAAGATGCACAAAATGATTTTGGCAAAACAAAAGTTGAAAGTGTTTTATTTTCAAATTCTTCAAAAGAAGAAATGGCTACATTATTGTATATTTCGGTTGAAGACAGAAACATAAGAATTGATGCAAACACGGAACAAGAAGATATTGAGGACTGGCACAGCATTAGAAAAATTCCGACAAAAGCAGGTAACACACGTTTAGATACTGACGGTTCTGACGAAAACAGACACGCTGACCATTTTTGGAGTTCTGCACTCGGAATTTATGCAAGTGCAAATTCAAAAGATTTTCAAAAACCTGTAATAATAACAGGAAAACATAATAATAGCGATAGTTTCAATGACCTGTTAAATTTCAGAGGCATAGCAGGCGATTTAAGAGGTTTGAATTTTTAAATGATAAATTATATGTAAATTTATTTTCACCCATGAGTTAAAGTGAATTAATAAAGTTTTAAATCGGATTAAATTTAAGTTTAGAAAAAATAAAATAAAAAGAAACGAGGTTTAAAATGTTTAATTTTTTAAAAACAAAATTTTCTATAAAAAAAGACAAATCTATTTTTGAAGAATATGCAGCTGCAAAAGATGCGGTTGGAATGTACAACTTGACAGGGAAATTACCTAATCCTGATGTAATTTTAAGAAAAACAGGCAAGGGCTTAAAGGCTTTGAGAGAATTAAAAAGTAATTATCAAGTCGGAACTTGTATTGAAAGCCGTAAGTCAGGTGTTACAAGTAAAAAATGGAGATTAAACAAAAAAGATTGTGCTGAAAATCAATATAAATTTTTTGATGAAATATTTAAAAATATTGATATTCACAAACTTATTGAGGATATTTTAGAAGCTCCGCTTTTTGGATTTGCACCGATAGAAATAAGTTATGAGAAAAGCGGAAGTTATATTGTACCTGTAAGTTTAACAGCAAAACCGCAAGAGTGGTTTTATTTTAATACAGAGGGTGAATTTTTCTTTAATTCTCGTAAAAATTCAAACGGTTTTGTTATAGAGCCTGAAAATCCAAAATTTTTACTTGCAAGACACAGAGCGGATTTTTTAAATCCTTATGGTGAATGTCTTTTAAGCCGTTGTTTTTGGAACGTTATTTTTATTAACGGCGGTATGGAATTTTGGCTAAAATTTATGGAAAAATACGGTACCCCGTGGGCAATAGGTAAATATGACCGTTCAATGGATGATAGCGAACAAAAAGACTTGTTAAAAATGCTTAAAAGAATGGTGCAAGATGCTGTTGCGGTTATTCCTGCTGACGGTAGTGTGGAATTGATTAATGCAAGTGATAAATCAGGAAGTAATGCTGTATTTCAATCATTTGTAACCAAATGCGAAAACAATATTTCAAAGGTTATTTTAGGTCAAACATTAACAACTGATGTAGGTGCAACAGGCAGTTATGCAGCAAGTAACACACACCAAGAAGTAAGAGCGGATTTAATTCAAAATGATGTAAGATTATGCGAAAACACTATTAATGAATTTATTAAAAAAGTTTATGGCTTAAATTTCAATGATACAAACTATCCTGTTTTTGAAATTTATGATGAGGACGGAATAGACCAAAGTATTGCGGAACGTGATAACAAGGTTCAGACATTAGGGGTTAAATTCACTAAAAAATATATTAAAAAGGCTTATGGCTATGAAGATGATGATTTTGAAATGGTCGAATTTAACGAGTATGAAAATGCGGAATTTGCGGACGGACGGAACGTAGTGAGTCCGGATAGTGAGTGCGAAGTTGACGGCAACGTAGTGAAGTCAACGACAGCAACGAGCGTGGAGCAAATCCAAGAAGCAGAATTTGCAGACAAACAAGATGATGATTTTACAAAAATGGAGCAGGTTGTAGAAAATTTCAGTACAGAAGATTATGACAAATTTATTAATGAGGCTTTAAAGCCTGTTTTAGAACTCTTTAAATCAAGCAGAAATGCGGAAGAATGTATGGAAATGTTAGCGGAAATTTATCCGGATATGAATACGGAAGAACTTGAAAAAACGCTTACAAAAGTGATTTTCTTGGCTGAATTAATGGGGAGAATTGAGTAATGGCAAAATCTGACATAAATTTGCAGAGTGCTTTTTATATGGAGCCGGAGGAAATCGTAAAATATTTTGAAAGCAAAAAATGTAAGATTTCTTTTGACTGGCACGAAGTATATGAGGATGCACACGCAAAAGCGTTTACTGTTGCCAAAATGACAAATGCGGATTTGTTAAAAGATACTCACGATATGCTTACAAAAGCAATAAAAGAGGGTTGGAGCAGTTCACATTTTAAGCGTGAAGCAGGTGAATTGTTTGCAAAAAAAGGTTGGACAGGACACAAAGAGGTTATTAATCCTAAAACAGGTGAAACACAAACGGTAGAACTCGGTACACCACGCAGAATAAAACAAATTTTTAATTGTAATATGCGTTCTGCTTATGCTGTCGGCAGGTATAAACAACAGTTGGAGGATGTGGATTTTGCACCGTATTTTCAATATCAATGTATTTTAGACGGAAAGACACGACCTGAACATAAGGCAATGCACGGCAAGGTTTTCAGATATGATGATGAAATATGGCAGTCTTTATATCCGCCTAATGGTTGGAATTGTCGTTGTTTTGTACGTTCTTTGACAGAAAGACAAATGGAGCGTAAGGGCTTAAAATGCGAGAGTTCAGAGGGAAATTTAAAAGAAATAGAAACACTTGTAGGCGGTGAGCCAAAGACAATTACTGCTTATGATTTCAAAGCAAACGGTAAAACTTTTAGAATGTCAGCAGATGCAGGGTGGGGAACAAATTTAGGCACAAAAGCGTGGAATTTAGACGTACAGGCATATAAAAAGATTGCAAAACTACCGCAGGATATACAGGACAAATTTATTTCAGATATGGCACAAAATGTACATAATAAAAAGGTTATAGAAAATTTAACTAATAAGATTATAAATCAAAACTTTAAAATTTTTAAAGTTGAAGAACCTGCAATAACGTGGATATTGCCGTCAGTTTTAAAATATTTGAAAGAAAATCAAAATTTAAAAGTTCAAAGTCCGGTAATATCATTTGAGGCAAGACAAGTAAAACATTCTTTGGGTAAAACAAAGATAGAAAAACAAAAACTAACAACAAATCAATTTTTACAAATATATGATGTATTAAATGGCAATTATAATGAGTTATTTTATGACACAAAAATATCTGCAATTATATATGTAAAGATGCTAACGAAAGGGGAAATTGTTGACGGTAGAGATTGTATAGCAATACCTGTAAATATTAATTCAAAACGAACCGACAGACCTGTAAATTATATTGGAACAACAAAAAGAATTCCAATTTCTAATATAAAAAATGATAAAAGATATAAAAAAATAGAATAATTTCGGAGTAGTCCGTACCCTACTCATCCGAGGGATACCTTAAAGGTAGCTGCCCACGCTGGCGTTTTCCAGTCCACGAAATTATTCTACTTTCATTATTACACATTTTAAAAGGAATTTCAAGCCTATGAAAAATAAAATCAAAAAAATATTAAACAGAATATTGAGTGTTTTAATAATTCCATTTGCATTAATTATTGCAGTTATTGATATTATTGCGGAGGAATGTAAATATGGCAGATAAAATGTTTACAGCAAAAATAAATGATGAAGAAATCAAGAAAAAATTAACGGAATTAGCAGACTTGACTTCTGACTTAAAGCCGTTATTCAGGGTTTTACGTCAAACAATTTTAGCTGCCATTGATGATAATTTTGACACAGAGGGAACTGCATCCGGTGATAAGTGGGAAGAATTAAGTAATGATTATAAAATAAAAAAAATAAAAGAATACGGAGCAGGTAAAAAAATACTTGAGGCATCAGGTGATTTAAGGACAAGTTTTATAGGTAAAGTTACATCAAACAATTTAACTATCGGCTCACCACAAGACTATGCAGCTGTTCATAACTTTGGTTATGAAGAAAGAAATATTCCAAAACGTGAGATTATAAGATTTAGTGACCAACAAATAGAAGATATAGTTTTTGAACTTCACTGGTGGTACATAAAAAATATTAAATACGCTATAAAGAAAGTTTAAACAAAATTTAAAACAATATTAAATGAAATGAGGTACAAAATATGACAGAATATTATATGTATAAGACTAAGCAGGGCGATAGGTGGGATTTAATCGCAAGCAAATTTTACGGAAACCAATACGATTATGAAGACATCATTGCTGCAAATCCGCACATACCTATAAAGCCTGTTATAGATGCAGATACAGAAATGCGAATACCTGTAAAGGATTTGTTAAGTGAAAGTACGACAAACTTGCCGTATTGGAAGCAATAATTTGTGAATGGTGAATGGTGAATGGTGAATAGAAAATATCCACTCACAACTCACAACTCACGACTCACGAAAAACACAACTCACACAATAAAACAAGACAAAAGAACAAAAGGACAATATTATGTCAATTGCAAGACAAGTAAAAATTGAATTAAAATACAATAATCACGATGTCAGTAAGGATTTTTCAAAGTATCTTCAAAGTGTTACTTATGATGATTACGAGGAAGAACAGTCTGACGAATTGGTTGTGCGTTTAAGAGATAATGAAAAATTGTTTCAAAATGACTGGTATCCTCAAAAAGGTGCTAAATTGTCTTGCAGAGTATCAAATAAGGGTACAAAAGAGGTTTTAAACTGCGGCACTTTTACGATAGATGAAATATCTTCTAATTTTTCAAACAGCGGTGATGTTATGGAAATAAAAGCACTTGCAGCAACGATAAACAGTCCTGTAAGAACAACAAACACAAGATTTTTTGAAAAAACAACCTTAAACAAAATAGCACAATATTTTGGTAATATTTATGGTTTTAAGGTTGCAGGAAATCAGGGCAATGTTTATATAAGCCGTGTAAATCAGGCAAATGAAAGTGATTTAGCATTTTTAAAACGTATTTCTAAACTTTATGGTTATATTTTCAAAATCACAGACGGATTATTAACATTTACATCGACAGGCTCATTAACTGACACAGATGTATTATTTACTGTCGGTAAAAATGACTTCTCAAATGTTAGTTTATCCGATTCAGGTGCAAAAGTTTATAAAGCATGTTCTGTCAAATATTTTAACGCTAAAACAAAGAAATTATGCACATATACAGCAAAAAGAGATAAAGGCACAGACACACTGAAATTAAATTTAAAATGTGCCTCAAAAGAGGAAGCAAAATTAAAAGCGGAGGCTAATTTAAAAGCAGGTTCAAAGGCTGTAAAAGGTTCTATCACACTTGAAAAAACAAATACAAAGTTTTTTGCAGGTGTTAATTTTCAACTTAATGATGTTGGTATTTTAAGCGGAAAATATCACATTAAACATTCCACACACGATATTTCTGCTGATGCGTGGACTATTACGGGAGATATAGAAAAATGCTAGTATTCGGTACAGTTATAGCCACAAGACCGCATCAGGTCAGAATAAAAATACACGAATTTGATGAATTCGAATCCGGCTGGTATTTTGTTCCGCAATTATGCACGGTTAAAGACAAATCTTCAAACAGTTTAGCGATAAATACGGAAGTTGCAGCATGTGTAACTGACGATTTTGAGGACGGCTGTATAATAGGTGCTTTATATAATGATGAAGATGTTTGTATTTTGGAAGATGAAAACGTTAAATTGCTTTCATTTGAGGACGGTACAATTTTCAAATATGACAAAACGGAGCATAAACATACAGTAGATGTCAAAGGTCAAATATATGTAAAAGCAGCTGATAAAGTTATTTTTGATTGCGAAGTTGAAATGACAAAAAATTTAAAAGTTGCAAAAGATGTTTTTGACAAAAAAGGTTCAATGCAGGCAATGCGTGATGTTTATAATCCACACACACATTCAAACGGTAATAATGGTTTACCAACAGGTAAGCCAAGTGTGGAAATGTGAATGGTGAGCAGTGAATGGTGAATTGAAAATCTCTACTCACTATTCACTACTCACAACTCACGAAAGACACAACTCACAAAATAAGAGGACTTAATAAATGGTTAATAAACGAGCAAATATATATGAAATAGATACTACAAACTGGCAGAAAAAGCGAGGTGCTTGCGGTGAAGTCGTTACGGATTTAGACGACATTGAACAGTGCTACGACACTATTTTTAATACTTCAAAAGGTGATATACCGTTACAACCTAATATTGGATGCAACATTATTGAGGCAATAGGTCAAAAACCTAAAAACGCTTTACAGATAGCTAAAACTATTATTTTAAAAGAATTTACGATACAAGAGCCGAGAGGCGAAATAGTAGAAATAAATTCAAGTTATGACGAAAATGGCAAAATCGTAATTGAAGTAACATTTCAAAGCAAGCAAACAAAAGCGGAAAGGATAAAAAAATATTATGTCTAGTAATTTACCGATATTTTTTAAATATGACACGGAAGCTGAAGAACAAAAACTTGTTAAAAGGTTTGAAGAATTGACAGGAAAGTCTTTATATCCTGCACAGGATGAAAGACTTTTAATAAGTTTGATTGAATATAAAGCCTCGTTATTAGTGAATAAATTTAATGATGCTGCAAGATTAAATTTAACGCAATATAGCAGAGGTCCTATTTTAGATTGTATCGGTGAGATGTTTGGTACACCACGCTTAAAAGGCAGTAAAGGGAAAGATTTTATAAAAATCACATTAAACACTACATTTACAAGTGATTTAACGATACCAAAAGGACTTGAAATATTATCTAAAGATGAAGAATACAGCTTTTTTACAACAGAAAATTGTGTAATACCTGCCTATGAAAGAGTCGGAATTGTCGAAATTGAGGCAGAAACAATAGGCGAATATGCAAACGCTTATGGCAGTGGTGATGTAAATATTTTGGTTAAACCGTTAAGTTATATTCAGTCTGTTGAAAACTTATATGGTGTTTCAGGCGGTGCGGACGTTGAGGACGATACACCATATATAAAACGTATTCTTTTAGCACCTGAAAGTTTTAGCTGTGCCGGTTCAAGACAAAGTTATATTTATCATACGCTGTCAGCAAATGCAAATATTATTGATGCACAGGCGGAAAGTCCTGTTATTCCTGCAACAATAAAAATAGGTGATGATACTTACACGGAAGAAAACGGAAGTATTAACACCGGAGATTTTACGGCAAGTGTTGATTATAAGGCAGGTTCTATAACTTTTACAAAAGATAATGTAACTTATTGCTTTAAAATTCCGCCACAAGCAACTGTTAATATTTATCCGCTTACTGATGATGATATTACACCGCAAACGGTCTTGCAGGATGTAAGTGATTTATTGACAGGTGAAAGCGTAAATCCGATGACGGATTACGTCAATGTCATTGCACCAACAAAAGTAAATAAAGCAATAACAATGAATGTACTTGTAAAAGAGGATGCAGATTTTAACAGTGTTTGTGATGCAGTGGACGAAGCTGCGGAAAAATATAAAAAAGAAATAAGAAAAACGCTTAAAGCAAGTATTGAACCGTCGCACATTTATACAAAAATCGGTGCAATAGACGGTGTTTATTCTGTTGATTTAAACGGATTAACAACACAAACCGCAGGAATAAACGAGTTTTTTGATATTACATTTACTATTAATATGAGTTTAAAGAGTAATTAAAAGGTGATTAATTATGCAAGAACTAACTTTAGAACAAATATTTAACCGTACTGAAACGCTTGAATATTCAAAAGAATACAAATACATAGAGCAAACAAGTGTAAACGGCAAGCCGTCTATTATTGCAGGTGATGAAAATTTAAAAAGTTTTTCATTGCGTATTAAGTTACATTATTCTTTCTGTAATCCGCAAAACATTATTGATGAATTGGAAGAAAAAGCGGAAAACAGAGAGGTTATAAATTATTTTCAACACGGAGTTTATATTGGTGATTATGTAATAAACGGTTTAAGGGTAACTGCGGAGCAGAAAATAGATGATGCACTTATTTATGCTGAAATAGAAGTTAATTTGTTAGAAAATCCGGACAGCGTAACTGAATTTGAACAGCAGACAAAAACAAATCCTGATGTTGATTTACAACAGGTTAGCGACACATCTAACAAAATGCAAAAGTTTTTAACCAAAGCAAAAAACATTATGGTTTCAAATGTGTTTGATTCTGTTGTATCGACATTGCAAGACGGTGATATAACGGCTTTAGGTGATACAGGAATGAGAATATTAAATGACGTTCAAACAACGATAACAAACGAAATAAAAGTTGCAGGACTGAATAAAGCAGCTCCAATAGTACAAAAATATTTATCGAATTTGAATGTATCGAACGTTTTGGATGCAGAACAAACGAATATATTAAAAACAGAATTAAACAAACTGCCTGAAAAACTGATTAATTCAGCATTAAGGGATTAAAGTAATAATCCCTATAAAAAATATATAAAATCGCACATTGACAACTTAATATTGAAAGCAAAATGACCTAATGCAAGACATAAAGACCTCTATATAATACGGCAGGGGTTTATTACCCCTGCTTTTTAAAAGAAAGGAGTTAGATATGACAATGACAAACAAAGATATGAAAACTAAAATATTAAACAAAATCAATGCCTTGTTTGATATTGCGGATAATGAAAAATTACAGCTTGATAACTACGATTTATCGCTGAATTTATACAGCAAAGAAAATCGTACACTTATAATAAAAGATGAAAGACGTTACGAGTACAGCCCTGAATATGCAAGACAGAATTAGTATTTTAGGCTTGATAAATACATAAGTCATGTTGTATAATTGCTATACGAACTTTGAAAACTAAACAGAGCAAGTGGACATCACTGAACCTTATTGATTGACGGTTCTTACGTCAGGAAAGGGGTGATGCTTATGGCGAAATCGTTAATGCTTATTTTATTTTTTATAATAGCAATATTATTTAAAATGGAAAAACTAGCGTTTGTGATTGCCGTCCTAACGCTAGTTTATTAATAAATAAACAATAGTGATGCAAAATTTCAGCGTATGCTGATTGCCACTTGTTCTGTTTATATTATAACTCATTTTATATATTTTTCAAGTGCTGTGGATTGAATTTGTGTTAAAAATGTTATAAACCTCGACTTAAGTTTTTTATTACACGACCTATTATTTTTATTTCAATATTCATTTCATGATCTTTACTAATAATTTCATGACCATATTTTTTATTATCTGAAATTATTTCTAAATCTCCATTGATTAATAAATTAAGTCGTTTACAAAAAACTTTATTATTAATAATAATAATATAAATACCACTACTTTTATATTCATTTATTTCTGTATTGACTAAAAGTAAATCTTCATCATAAATTGTATGTTCCATACTATCACCACAGGCTCTAAATATTTTTAAATTTTGAGGTTGAGATACTTTAAAAAGTTTTTTAATTAAAGCTGTTCCAAGTATAATTGGAGTACTTTCAATATCATAATTAATATCATTCTCGCAACTATGTGATAAATGGATATAATCAAGTGTAATGATAGAATTGTATAATTTTTCATATTCTGAAAATATCATATCATTATGTATTTTTTCAATTTCTTTATATACGCCAATATTTTTGAACGAAGCAGGAGTACTTAAATCTGGAGTTAACCCTTTTTGAGGCATTAATGAAATACCAACATTTGTAAGCTTTACATTAAAATATTTTTCTATTGTAAGAATTTCAGAATATTTGATTTCTGTACCTCTTTTTGCTTTAGCTGATATATTTGCAAGGTCTTTTCCTAATGCTTTTGCAATTTCTGTTAACGTAATTTTTGAATTTGTCAAGTTTTGTAAACTTGCTTGGAGTTCTTTAATATTCATAATTTCAAGCCTTTATCAATAGAATATTATTAAAATATTATCATATTGTTGATATTTTAATAATATTATGTTAATATAATCATAACAAATTAAATTTAATTATTTTTATTTGTTATGAAAAGTTTAACACAAAAAAGGAGAAAAAATGGAAAATTCAAAAAGAAAAGATGTAATTTGCTTTTCACTTGACAAAAAACAAAAATTACAAATCAAAAAACTTGCAGAACAAGAAAAACGTTCTATTTCACAAATTGTTCAATTAATAGTTGAAGATTATCTGAAAAATTTAGCTGCGTAAACTTAACAGAAAGGAATACAAAATGACACAAACAGAACAAAAACAAAATTTTGAATTAGTACAGTACAAAATTGATGAAAACAAAACTTTAAAAGTTGCACAATTTGATGAAACAGTTTGGTTAACGCAAAATCAAAT